GAGGCTTACGGCAGAAGAATCACCGGATGGACTAGTGATTCCGGTCGTGAGCGCACCAACGGTTCCAAACTGAATCCAACTAGTAAACAGTCCTTGCGAGTGCTTGAGCAGATTGCTCGCGCTTCCCTCAATCAGCAGTCCGCGAGGCTGGAGCGTGGACGGGTCGTAGTCGAAGCGGGGGTCGTGCCGCTCGGCAGTCGTGCTGGTGTTTTCGAGGTATGGCGCAGGAACGACTCCGTTCCATAGATTGAGTCGCGGATTCGCAAACTTGACCGTTGCCGTGGAGTTGCCAGTCATACCAACGCCGAAATACGCGCCAGTAGTGCCAGACGTAGGGCTATCAAACACGAACGACAGAGTGCATGGGCCAATCACATTTCCTGTCGTGTAGAGCGTTGAGTCCACATAGTGCGCGCTGTTGGTGTAAGTACCCGTAATCAGCAGGTTCGATGGCGTGAGTCCGGTGTCCCCGACCGTGAGGATGTCAACCGATGCAATCACTCTGCGTCCAGCACCAGTAAATCCTGATGACCGCGAAATGCCGATTCTCTGGCTGCTGGCAGTCATCGTCACCGAGCCATCGCCGTGGAAGGTGGCAGACCCCGTTGAGAATGCGTATGTCCAGCCGGAGGAAGTCAGCGATGGATTCGTACCACTCAATCCGCCGAATGCGGTGTTGAAGTAGAGATTCTGTCCCGCATACTGCACCAACCCCTGCGAATTGATGAAGGTCGCGTTGGTCGTGCGCGTGAACGTCAGGCGCGGGTCGAGGACGCCCGTGGTGAAGTCCAGCGAGAGCGTGGAGCCGTCGCCGCCCTCCACCGGGAGCGTTCGCTGCCGACAACGCTCGACCGGGTCAGAGCCGAGCAGCCATGTACGGTTGCGTGCGTGCATCAGATGAACCCGATGAGGGCGTTGGCGGTCGGGGTGCTGGACGCGGTCATGGCGATCTCGACCAGTTCCGCACCGCACAGATCAACGATGATGAACCCGCCGTACACGGCAGCGATGTTGCCGTTGTAGATCTTGCAGTCACCGAAGTTCTTGACGTAGGTCAGCCCGAGGAACTGGTTTGCGCCGTTGACCGATGTCGTGGCAGCACCATTGGTGACAGTGCAGGTCGTCAGCAACTGCGGACGCCACTGACCATCGTCACCACGGTTCCAGCCGATGACGTGCAGGACGACCTGACCTGCGTTTGCGCTCGATGCCGTCTGAATCTTGGCGTAGTTCAGGCGCGCTCCGAGGACAATCCGCGCGGTCGCCCCGGACGTGGTGGTCACGGGAGTCGTCGTCGTGTTGTTGCGAACCGTCAGCGAAGACGGAAGGGTCAGGTCGGACGGAGACGCCACCTCCATAGGGGCAGTCAGCGTCCGGGTGGCGGTGATCGTGGGATTCAGTCCAATGAGGCTCATGGTCGTTCCTTACGAGGGATTCTGCACTGGGTTGAGGATGATGAAGCCGGGGCCGTTCCGGGTTCCGGAACGCCACAGGTTCGGCTGTACCTGACCGAAATGGCTCTGCACCATTCCGTCCTTCTGCTTGGCCGCTCCGAAGATCGGGCCAGCCTCGATCTCCGCGAACCGCTGGCTCTGCTGCCCGTCCTCGTATGCCTCCGCGACCGCGCGGACATACGAGATGAGCGTTGCCTCGACGTGCTTCGGGATCGAGATGACCTCCGAGGTCGCCGTCGAACTGGTGACGGACTGCCACCCGGTTCGGTACAGCACCTTCAGGGACTCCGCGCTCGTCGGCGTCGGATACAACTCCAGACGGAACGACTGCGTCGGGGCAATCGTGGTAGGAAGCACCGTCTTGACGTATGCGCGCCACGTCAGATCCGGGTAGTTCGTCTGTCGAGCAGTCTCGACCTCCTCCGGGGACTGGATCCACAGAGGCTGATCCTGCTTCCAGACCTGCGTCAGTTCAGCGAAGTCAGATGGCAGCGCGACGTAGGACTGCGACACGACCGTCGTGACGGTCGAGGTCGCCTCCCGGAACTTCCACGGGTGGGTGAACAGATGCTCCCCTGCGGTGTTGATGATCTCCGCCTGACGTTCCGCGACCGTCTGCCCGGAGGCCGTCGAAGGACGACCGCCGATGGCAAGCAGGACGTGGTTCTTGAGATCGCCGTAGGTAAGCATGGGTAATTCCACTGGCCGGGTTTCCCCGGCCAGTGGTGAATGGTTGCGTCAGATCAGGTCAGGGCCGTAGCCGTGCCATCAATCGGGCCGTTGAACAGCAGAACGGGAATGTTCGCAGACGCCGCAGCCGTCACGGCGCCAAGCGAGATCGCGACGGTCGTGTCCGGGTTTGCCGAATCGGCCTCGTTGCCGAAACGACCAGCCGTATCGGACAGGAACAACTTGCTGCCGACGACGACGTTGTTGGTCGTCGCGCGGACAAGAGCGGTGGCGATGCCGCCGAACTGCACGTTGACCACCTGACCCTGCGCGCCCGAACCGGACGGAAGGGAGGTGACGACGCCGATGTATCCGGCGTTCGAGTGCGAGCCGTCACCAGACGAGGCATTGACATCGCCTTCAGCCAACTTCACGCAGGAGAACGGCGAGAGTTCAAAACTCGCGACGGTTTCCGCGGGAGGATAGATGACGCTGGAGTGGTTGAACGACGTGATGACGACGTTTCCGACGACGACTGCCGTGGAATCGCGGTTGATGCAGCGCGCGGAGGTGCCAGCGGGCTGGATCCCGAGCGCACCGTTGTTGGGAGCAAGAATCATTGTGTGTGTCCTTCCTTGTGTGGTAGAGGGGGCGGGATCGCTCCCGCCCCCGTGATTTCATCAGGAGACGCGGAGCGGGGCGACGATACCGTGACGCTGGCGGCTGTTGCAGAACAGGTTCCACCAGCAATCGACGGGCTGCACCCAAGTGAACGGCTGGTTCGGGTGACGCATCACGTCGTGCTTCTTCATGTAGCGGGTGCTGTGGAAGATCGGCGTGAGGTACGCGCCGTTCACGAACCAGAAACGCGCGCCCTTGTCAACGGTGGCAGCGCCAAACTCGGTGCTGGCGCTGTCAATGGTCTTTCCGTTACGATCAGACACAGATCCGTCCGAAACGCCAGCCGCGACTGCCGGGTAGATAGCAGCGGTATCGAGGTTGGCGCAGTACTCCAGCGGAATGCCGGAGAACGTCGGGGTGTTGTACGCGCTGTCCTGCGGACTGACCAGCATGTCATTGGTCGCACGGAGGCCGCGCTTGTAGAAGTTGATGCCATCCTTAGAGCAGAGGATCATCTGCCGCTGGAAGTTCGTCTCCTCGAAGTACTGACGCTGGGTCAGGGGAGCCTTGAACTGCACCTTGAGGTACATGTCGTCGAACGCGCCGAACAGGCTGTAGACGTTGCGGACGATGCTGGCGTTCGCGTTGTGGCCCGTGTAGTCGCCAGCGGCCTTCGCGGTCACCGCGCTGTTCACGTCAGCCTGACGGCTGTAGAACGACACCTGATTCGACCAGCGGGGATCGTTCTGCGGATTGATGCCGAGGATGGTGGTCGTACCCCATCCGGCGGGAATCATGCCGCGCTCACCGAGCGTAGCGGTCGAGTTCGTGATCGTCTCCGTGATGAACGACGGAAGTGAGTACGGCTCCTTGCCGCCAGTCTCCATGTTCCCGGCGTTGGCGTAGGGGCTGGCCCACAGGTCGTTCTCCATGCCGTTCAGCATGGAAGTCCACATGCGCATCTCCTTGACGCGCTTAAGACGCTTGTACATGACCTTGGCGTCGCCGTCGTTGAGTTCGACCTCCTGATCAGTCCACGACATGTAGTCCATCGAGAAGCGCCACGGGGCCGACAGGGTGTCCGTGACCTGCGGGTTGTTCCAAGTGAACGTGTCGTTGGGCTGGTACTTCTGGTAGGTCGAGGCGTCGTCGAAGACGATCACGTCCTTGATGGACGTACCGCCCTGAACCAGCGTCTCGCTGGCCTTCTCCTTCAGCATGCGGGAGAGGACGTAGTTGTTCTTGACGGCCTCGTTGATGACTGCATCGGCGGACTTCAGGTACGCAGGCCCGGTGGACTGCATGAAGTCGTTGAACTGGGTAATCGAAGGCATTTGCCTTGCTCCTTACTTGCGTGTTGCGGGACGGAGACGACTGTTTCCGCCCGAGATGATCTGGTCAAGGATGTCGTCGTCCTCGTCGCGCGGAGGCGGCTTTACCGGGGCCGGGCCACCCTTCGGGGCGGTCGGCTGGCTTGCGCGCTGGTTCACGGGCGCGGACGGCTTCGATCCAACGATGGCCGAGTAGGCGGCGGCGGCGAGTTCATCGACGCTTGCGTACCCACCCGGCTTCGCAGCCCCGAGTTCCGACATCTTCGCGAGAACCGCGTCGTAGGACGGAGCCTTGGCACCGTACTGGACGCGGAGCGAGACATCGGCTGCGCGGGTCTGCGCAAGCAGCAGTTGCTCCTGCATCTGCGCCTGCTGCTGCTGGAAGGCCATGCGGACGGGACTGACGACATCGTCGCCGTACACCGCCGCCATCTGCGCGAAGGGATCAGCCGAAGCAGGCGTCTCCGCCGGGGCAGGCGTGTTGTCCTGCACCGTCGAATTCTGCTGCGCGCCCTTCGTCACCTGCTCCTCCAACTGCTTCATTCGACTGCCATACGAGTCCACGTCCTTCTGTCGCTTCGCAGCCGACTCCGCCCACTTGGCGAGAGTCTCCGGGGAAGCCGAGGAGATGACCTCGTCGGGTACGCCGTCCCTCTTCAGGATCTTGGCGACCGCGTCACGGTCGAAGGCGATCACGGGCTTCTCCTCGACGTGAGGGAGGGTGGACGAATCCACGTCAGCCTCGCCGTCATCGGAGTCCACGTCGTCGAGAAGGCGCGCAAGGATGGCATCGTCCTCGTCCACCGAGTTCACCTCGACGGCTTCGGTGGAGTGCGTGTCGTCCTGCGTGACCTTCTCCCCCGCCTCGCTGGACGGGGTTTCGGTCTGCACGATGGGTTCAGCGATGCTGTCCATGTCAGTCCTCTGCTCGAACATAGCCGTGCTTGGACGCAACGTTGCGTTCCTCGCGGCGGCTGTGGATGATGGGGTGTCCCTGCGAGTCGCACTTCATTCCGGCCATGTTGCGCGGAAGGGCGCGGCTGACGTAGGGATAGGTTCCTGTGGTGAAGTTGGGGCTGACCTGCGTCGATGACGCGATGCGGGTAAGCAGCCCGAGCGTCGGATGCTGGTACGTCGAGCCGATCGCAGGCACCTCGCTCATCGCGAAGACGCACTCGACCACAAGCCCTTCGTTCGTCGTGAATTCGTAGGACGGCATCAGATCCTCGCAGCAGCCCCGGCGATCGCTGCCTGCGCACGCGCAGGAACCGCCTGTGGCTCACCCGTAGGAGAAGGGGAAGGCGCGGTTTGAGCAACACCCCCCTCCGCCGGATTTCCGGACGGAGGAGCGGACATGGCCTGCTCGTCGATGAAGTCCTGCATCTGCGGCACGTTCTGGGCGTCCCCGAGGAACGACAGCAGGTCGCGCCACTTGACCCACGGCATGGCGGGCATGGCCTGCGCAGCCGTGGTGATGACCTGAAACGCCTCGATGGCGCGCTTCTGGGCAAGCATCTCGCTCGTCCGCTCCATGCTGTAGGCGTCCACGTCGATCTGCATGTCCTCCCACGAGCCAACCTTCAGCCCGCCGACGAACACGGCATCCTCCATCCCGAGGGATTTCGTCTCCTCACCGCCGACCGGGAAGGTGATCTTGCCGTCGTGGAACATGTACCACCCGACGTTGCGGAAGACGGTGTCCATCGCGTCCTGAAAGGCGCGCTTCAGATGGGCGATGCGCATGGTGCTGGCGGACTCCGCCACGGCGACCTCCGTCGCGCTGGCCGACCCGGCGATGTTGCCGCGCATGGCGTCCGACATCCCGAGCGCCCTGTCCAGACGCTCCTTGGCCGTCTCCACCGACTGGATGTGCTGGTTCGTGGAGCCGCCGA